CAGTTGATTCAATTGTAGGCAATGGTTTAACAAGTGATAAACCCGAGACATTAGATTTTGCTAACTTAGAAGGTGAATCATGGAACGATTTGCTTAAAAAAGTAGCTAAAGACTTAAAACTATTTGGTGGATTTGCTTTAGAGGTAATTTGGAGCAAGGACAGAACCAAAATAGCGGAAGTATACCACATTGATTTTTCATACTTGCGTGCTAAAGAGAAAAACTTTAGAGGCAAGGTACCAGGTTACTACATTTGGGACGAATGGAATGGTATTAACTCGTATGTTAACCAATCATTAGAGGACATCCCATTTTTACCTGTATATAATCCACAGAAAAAAGCCGATGAACCATCACAACTATACGTTTACTATGACTACAGACCAGGTATGAAATACTATCCTGTGCCTGATTATGTTGGTGCTTTAAAAGTAATAGAATTAGATGCTCAAATCGATACTTTCCACCTTAACAACATCAGTAATGGTGCTGTTCCCTCATTAGCAATTACTACATTCACTAATGCCAACGAGGAGGAAAGAGAGGCAATCGAAATTATGCTTCGTAACCAATATGGTGGAGCAGAAAATGCGGGTTCGCTCATTTATATGGACGTTGATAGTCCAGAAAATTCACCAGTCATAACCCCTATCGCCTCAAACGGAACAGATGAATACTATACGTCAATAAACGACTTAGTAACGCAGAAAATATTAACTGCTCATCGTATTACCTCACCTATGATGTTAGGTATTAAAACCGAAGGACAATTAGGTGGTAGAACAGAAACAAGTGAGGCATATTTGCTGTTTACAAACACAGTAATTAAGCCATTCCAACAAGCAATCCTAGATTGTTTTGATGAAATATTAAAAATCAACTATGGTGATGACTATATTTTAGGTATTCAGCAATTGAACCTATATAGTGATAGTGAGGAAGTTGTTGATGTGGTTACAGGACAAGAAAGCGAAATAGGAGAAGATAATTTACTTGAGGCACAAATCGAACGTGCTGACAGATTAAATAATCCTAACATCAATCAAGCAGGACAAGAACAACCAATAAATTAAAAATATAAAACTATGCCAATCACAGTAATCAGCGGAACCACACCCGCAAATACAGGACAATTAGCTACTCCAGCAACTACTAATTTTAGTATTGCTTTTGTTTCAGGTAGCTACACAGATACTTACGTATCATCATCAGCAACTGCCTCATTAAGAGAAGCAGCTATTACAGCATTTTCGGTAGAAGGTGTTAGAGTTGTATTCTATTCAGGTTCAGCAGCTCAAACAAATACAGCAGATACTATTTTTATTAATTCAGTACCATTCAATACTAGTGCTGCTAACTTTACAGCTACTGCCTCTGCGGTATTTAATGCTAGTGCTTCAGCCGCAAATAGTGCTACTGATTATTCAGCAATACAAGGTATTACAAGTGCTGTTTCAGCATCAACTGGTTTGTTGTTTTCAATCGGGGCAACAGGTAGCTATGATAATGCTTATAACTTAAACACTCAATATACAGCAATATCAGGTAGTACAACAAAAACATTTAGTGGTGCTACAATGTTTGGTCCTGCTGGTTCAGGCGTAGTAACAGGTTCATTTAGTTCAATTACTGCTACTGCTGATGCTAACCTTACTATTTCAGGTTCATCAATTGGTGTATCTGGATTTGTATTACCTAGAGGAACTACATTTACTGCTGTTACAGCAAGTACAATCCAAGCTATTACAGTTAATAACCCACAAGGTACTGTTGTAGCTCAATAATAACTAATAATTAAAACAATGACTGATGTATTCATAATCAGTGAAGAAAACCTACGTCAATTCACTGACATAAACAATAACGTAGATAGTAAATTACTTAAGAATGCTGTTCGTGAGGCACAGGACATTGAAATACAGCGTGTATTAGGAACTAAATTATATAATACTATTTTAGATAAAATTGAAACCAACACATTAGCAGGTAACTATCAAACATTAGTATTAGATTGGATACAAAATGCTTTGTTATATGCTGCTTACTATTATTCACTTGAGGACATTTATTTACGTCCTCGTAACAATGGTTTGTTATCGCCTACAGGTGGTGAAAACAGCGAGAAAGTAGATGGCACTTATTATAACAGAAAAAGACAATCTGTTCAAAATAAAAAGGAATTCTACGAGGAACGCCTAACAAATTACTTAATTCAAAACCAAGGTTTATTTCCAGAATTAAATGGAAACGTTCAATTACAAGAAATGTATCCTGACTTTGGAATTCAATACAAGTCACCAATTGTTATGAGACGCAATGGTAGAGGTTTTCACGCTGGACAAGCACGTGAATGTGGTTTACCAATTTATGATTCACGTTATCCACAATTTCCACAATACCCTTACAGGTCGTATCAAAACAATGTATCTAACTTTTAATATATAACATGGGACGTAATTTATCCACTTTATTCATTAGCCAATCGTATCAATTTCTAACACAAATAAGTGGTAGTGAATTACAAGATGGCTTAGGAAACACTATAACAGGTAGTTTAGCAATTACCTCATCACGAGCAGATAATGCTACATCAGCATCATTTGCTACAACCGCCTCATTTGCTTTAAATGTTGTACCTCAATCAACAGCATCATTATTAACTACTGCCTCAGCAACTAACAACGTAATTACATTTACAAAAGGTGATGCCTCAACATTTAATGTTACTGTAGCAACTGGTTCTGCTGTATCTACAGGTTCATTTGCAACTACAGGTTCAAATACGTTTATAGGTAATCAAACAATAACTGGTTCAGTTAACATTACTGGGTCAATTGTTATGGTTAACGGTGCTGATATAGTAACACACCACGTTAAAGCACCTGCTGTAAACGGAGTTGAAATACAAAATAATGCAGCAGGAGTTGTTGCTTTATTTGGTGCTGGAGGTGGTTTAGGTACTACATTCTACGGACAAATAAATGGTACAGTATTTTCAGGTTCAGCAGTTACTGCTTCATTATTAGGTACTGCCTCATTTGCAGTATCAGCATCTCAAGCACAAAATGCTGTTTCAGCTTCATTTGCCCCAGCAAGCAGTCCATTCCCATTCACAGGTTCAGCAGTTATTACTGGTTCATTAACAATAACAGGTTCAATAGTAACAGGTCAACCTGGTAATACAGCTACAGGAGCTAATAGTGCTGTTATAGGTGGTGGTGGCTCAGGTGGAAATAACCAAGCAAATGGCACGAATTCAGCAGTGGTTGGAGGATATCTAGGTAATGCTACTGCGGTTAATAGTTTTGTGGGTGGTGGTGGTAACTCTAGAATTACTGCTGGTGACAGGCACGGAATGGTAGGAGGATTTGATAACCAAATTACTGCTGGGGATGCGAATTTTATAGGTGGAGGAGAAATCAACTTGGCTAGAGGGTCATATAGTGCTATTGTAGGTGGTAGGGCTAATACATTAGATACCAGTGGCACTTATAATGGTATTATTGGTGGAAACGGTAATACAATTGGTAATTTTACAAATACTGTTATTTTAGGTGGTTCAAATATTACAGCAGCAGCTAGTAATACAGCTTATGTTCGTAACTTTAATACTACAGGTTCAGCAGTATTTACTGGTTCAGTAAGAGGTAATGTAAGTGCTTTATCAATTAGCTCAAACACAGCATCACTTGATTTATCAAGAGGTAATTTCTTTACAGTTCAATTAGTATCAGGTTCAAACACATTTATTAACCCATCTAATATCCAACCAGGTCAAACTGTAAACATTAGAGTAAATACAACAGGTTCGGCTACAGTAAGTTTCCCATCATCAGTATTACAAACAAGTGGTTCAGCTTATGTACCAACTACAACTACAGGAACTGATATTATTACATTTATATCATTTGATTCAACTAATTTGTATTTAAGTAACATTAAGAACTTCGTATAATATATGTTTACACCATTCGCGTTTGTAAAAACAATTTCAACATCACTTCCTGCTAGCTTTATAAGTGCTTCAGGTGGTACTATAACTACTAGTGGTGATTATAAAATACATACGTTTAGTTCAGTTGGTAATACAAATTTTGTAGTTACTGATGCTGGTTCATCTCCAAATAATACTTTAGATTATCTAATTTTAGGTGGAGGTGGTGGTGGTTCTGGTGGAAAAGCAGAAACACGTTTTGGTGCGGGTGGTGCCTCAGGAGTTGTTAGAACAGGTAGCTTCTCACCAAGCGTTACTACTTATGTAATGACAGTTGGAGCTGGTGGTGCTGGAGGTGCCCAAAATTTTAATGGTGTTTCTGGTAGTAGTTCATCTGCCTTTAGTATTACAGCAACCGCTGGTGGTGGAGGTTTA